GTGGCTTGCCCACATCCGCCAGCATCATCAACCAAGCAGATCCTGATTCTTATGATTTAACCCGGGTCCGTGTTGAGGTTGTTCCCCAGTCTGGCCGCTTCTAGCTGTTAAACGGTACTATTATTCGCGCCGGCGCTGCCGCATCGAGCAGAAAAATAGTACCAAAATGCTTTACTCCTTTCCTGCGTATTGGTATCATAACAGCATCTAAACACAAATGAGGCTGCTCAAATGATACCAGATCAGGTTTTTCGTATCCGTTCTATCGTTCTCGCTTCCGTGGGTTCTGACTCTCTGGCCGCTCAGTTTCTCGACAACTATCTGTCCGATGTTGACGTTGGCCTCTATTCTCCTTGTCGTCTTTTCGATTTTCTGCGCGGGCTATATGCAGCCGGATCATGGTCTAGTGATGACCAGGACGCGATAGAACACCTGTTTTTTGCTGCTTATCCGGTTTAAGGGGGGGCAAAATATGCTTATCAAGTTCGAGGCTGATCCGGCTTTGGTTGACCGCATAAAGGCGTACAGTTGCGAGCGTACCGGCTCAAAGGCGTTTTTGGTTGCTGCGTCTGATGCTCCTGATTTGGTGCTTGAGCTTCGCCGTTTACGCTCTGAGCTTAGCCAGGCAAACGAGACTATTCTTGTGCAGCGTCAGACCCTTGAGCAGGCCCGCTCCGCTGCTCTGGCTCTGGTTGAGCGTTGCGGTCAAGGGGATTTGATCAATGGATGATGACGAGCTGGCCCAGCTCAAGGCCCTGATGTTAAAGGCTATCGAGTCGGTCGAGTATCTGCCGTACGCCGAATTACAGCCTTTGGCTCATTTGGCTGACCGACTTTCAATCTGTTGGGGAGAGATTGAGGAACGCGACGAGACCGGCAGGAATTTGGGCTGAGCGTTTCGCATAATATCCGTGCAGGTTATGTTTAGCCCCGGTCGTGGGATTATCCACGGCCACGGCCGGCAGGGCGTCACATAACCTGCCATTATGCGAAACGGTACTATTATTCGCGCCGGCGCACCTGGGCCTGGCTGAAAAATAGTACCAAAAACTCTTGCAGGCTCTCCGTGATTTGGTACCATTTTCCCGATCGAGCACGTTTAACCAGGTCGAATAAAGGTACTAAAATGCTAATCAAGTTTGATGCCGACTCTGCGCTAGTTGACCAGCTGAAAGCCTATACCGGTGAGCGCACAGGTTCTAAGGCGTTCGCCTCTGCTGCTGCCGGTGCCCCCGGCCTTTCTGCTGAGATTCGCCGTTTGCGCAATGAGCTGGAGCAGGCCCGCGAAACCATTCGCGTGCAGCGTCAGACTTTGGAGCAGGCCCGTTGCGCTGCTATCGCACTCGTCGAGCGTTGTGGTCAGGAGGATTTGATAAATGGATGATCGCGACCTGATCCAGCGCTTGATCGATACGCCGCCAACGCCTCGTTGGCTCTCCGTTCTCGTCTGGATCGTCGGTGCTGCTGCTGCCGCTCTGATGCTGGCGTTTGTTGGCTCTAGTCCGTTCTGACGCCTGCGCGGTTGCCCTGATCGCGTTCTCGCCATATGGGCCAGCTCCGGCCCTCACCGCGCAATGTCCAACCCGGTTTTGGTTGTAATGGTCCGATGGCCTCGGCTGTTCCAGGGCTACCAGAACCGGGAACCCTGATTCCCCTGTTTTAACCGCCTAGGGTTATTTTGATGTTGTGCAGTGCTATCTGCATGGCTATAAAGCCCGCCACAGCTTCCAGTGTCCACAGCGTCACCCCTCCTATGATTATCCCTAGGGCTATCTCATAAGCCAGTCTTGGCTCTTTTGGGGTGCGTTTTGGTCTTGGTGCTTCGTCCCTTTCTGCTCTCATGTCCCTGTCTCGGCTGGGTGGGGGTGCTGTAACACCCCCACTTTACCGCAAAACTCTGCGGTCCCTCTCTACCTCAGAGCTTCCTGTTCGTAGCCAAACAGTATCCCTTTCAGGGCTATTCTTGCCTGATTTCTGGCCTCTGCGGGAAGTGCTTCAAACCTCCGCAATATCGGACGCATGTCATCAGATACGAGTAGCTCCTCCTCGGTCGCTAGCAGTTCGTCGGTCGTTATGCCGAGCACGCGCGCTATCGCCAGCGCCTTGTCTGCTGCTGGCATTCCTTGGCCCGCCTCGTACCCTGTGTAACTCGATTTGCTGACCCCTGCTGCCTCGTAAACCTGTTGTTGCGTCAAGCCTCGGGCCGCCCGAAAGCGCTTCAGGTTCGCTGCCAATATCATTGATCGCTCGGTCTGTATGTTCATGATTTTTCGAGGCTAATGGCTGTTCGCATATACAGTTCCGATATTTCGGATATTTTTCCCTTGATTACTGTTAGCTGCCCTGCTTATGATACCGGTCGTTGACTACCGATATTTCGATATTGACAGGGTTTTGCATGTTCTACGACTGGATCAAGGCGTATCAGGAGTTTGATTTCGACCTGCCACCCGCGCCGGGCGGTGTGATCCTTGTCCGTTATGACGCAGAGCAGGGCGATGAATTGAGCCGCTCCGCGCCCGCTTTCCTAGCTGAGGGCAGCTACTGCACCACGTTTCGCATCCATGTTTGCGGTCGGAAGATCACCGTTGATGGCAACCCGTCGCGCATCAATCGCTTGGATAACGTGTTTGGTATCGAAACCCTTGACGGTTGTTTTCGTGTCATTAATGCATTGCTCGCTGAGCTGGGCTATCCGCCCATGACCAAGTGCACCACGGTTAAGCGTCTGCAAAACCAATCTGTCCTCGCTGACGGTGTTGTTATTCAGCGTCTCGACCTGACCAGTAATTTTTATGTGGGGCAGGGTAACGAGCGGGCATATCTGCGCGGCATTTCCAGTCAGCGCTATCGGAATTCAATTGGTTACCTGTACCCGGACGGATGCACATGTGTTTGGACCCCTACAGGTGGCGAGAAGGCAGGGCGCTTGGTTTACCCAGGCAACTACGCAAAGGCTGCTGAGTTGGATGCGCACTTGCTGCCAAAGATCAAACGCACTTTTGGCGATGACTCCGAAGAGTACGCCTACGTGAAGCAGCTCCGCGATTGGTGCGCTTCTGTGGGCATGGTTCGTTCGGAAATTAAGCTCAAGTCTGAGCTTTTGAAGCGTGAGCGGCTGGCCTACTGGGGCCTGTTTGACGAGCGCAAATTGGTGGAGATTCACGACGATTTTTTAAAGGTGGGCGACAAGATGACTCTAGACGCATTTGACACTGTGAGCATTACCCAGCACCTGATTGAAGAGGGCGTTTGTAAGTCTGTTCAGGCTGCCGGTCGGACCGCTGGTTACGCATACGAATGGATGCATGGCGCTACTTTCAATTTCGACAAGCGTTCCGTTCAGGACCATCGCGCCCGTCTCCGTCGCATCGGAATTGATATCAAGATTCCGTTCGATTCCACCCGCTGTGGTGTCGTCTTCATCAAGAACGTGCGTGAGGTCGAGCGTACCCATGAACAGCCTATCCCGGCCTTCTACCGGTATGCTCAAGTGCCGTCGCACCTTCGACTGGTGGCCGCATGAATATCGTCCAGGCCGTTGCCTTCTTCCTGAAGTTCTCCATTGTCCTTTGCGTCGCATTGGCCCTCGTTGTCTGGGCGTCGTATGACGTCACGGTGATGGCTGTTCTGATTTCTCTTTTTCTGGGCATTGGTCCTTCTGTTTGGGTTTATCTCCGGCTCCAAGGGCTGCGCCATGAATAAAGTTTCTCTTGGCAGCCGCGTCCAGACTCGTCGCGAGATTGGCAAGGCGCGTACCACTCGCCCGGTTCCAGTCGTAACCAACTGGGATGCACTCCGCTCTGACCTGCAGGCCCGCGTTCACTTTGGCCCGCCCAAGCCCCTTGCGATCCAGCAGCGTGAACTATCCGAAACCGACTCTGCCCGCTACTGGCGTTTTATCGACGACATCAAGCGCTATGGCCGGGAAGAGTCATCACTCAAGGGCACGCCGTTTGTAGGCGATGCCTTTGGCTTCTAATCAAAGGTGGAAATTTAATGGCTATCAAAATTGAGGTTGTCAGTCGTGACGTAGATGTTCGCAGCGGTCGCAATGAGCGCGGTGATTGGACTATTCGCGAGCAGCACGCCTACATGCACAAGGGTACCGATCCATACCCTGAGCGCATCAAGATCACGCTTGAAAAGGATCAGACCGCTTATGAGCCGGGTAATTATGAGCTGGCTGATAGTTCGTTCTTCGTCGGCAAGTACAACGATTTGATGTGCCGCCCGCGCCTGGTACCGATGCCAGCAGGGCAGGGCGCAGCGTCTAAAGCTTCTTGATAGGGCGCCGTCATGTCGAAAGTCTTTCTAACTTGCGATTTAAACAACCTTTCGATTGTGAACGGCGCTCCTGTGTGTTCAGAGTGGGAATACATGACACCCATGTTTCCCATGTTCGAATTAACGTTGCCGGAACTATCGGCCGTTATGGGCGCAACTGCGCTTTTTTTGGCAATCTGTTACAGCGGGCGCGGATTGCTCAAACAACTTTTATCGCCCGCTAATTCTGACTGAGGTCACATCCATGAAAGCAATGAATGTTGTTCGCCGTTTCGGCGTGAAAGTTGGTGGCGCTGCTGCTGGTGCCGTTGTTCTGTCCTCGCCGGTTTACGCCGCCATTGATACCACTGCGGTCGTTGATGAATTTGCATCTGCTGGCACTGCTGCCGGTGCTGTCATCGTCGCTGCGATGGTGTTCGCTGGTATCTGTATGGCCGGTTTTGCGCTGTATCGCCGCCTCAAGTAACACGGTTGCATCAGGGGCCCTTCGGGGCCTCTTTTTCTTTGGGGTATCGAAAAATGACGCTTTATATTCTCGTTGTCTGGCTGCTCGGCCTTAACATCATCTTCACCTCATGAAAAAACTACTTTTTGTTTTTCTCGCTTGCTTTTCTTTTTCGGCATTCGCTGAGAATTATTATTGGGAATTGGGCGGCGTCCCCAATCAGCGTTTTGATTTACCAATGGATGCTTGCGCTTATTACGAAGCCAACAACCCCCCATATACTTTGCAAGGCCCTGGCACTGGTTTTGATACGCCTACTATTTTTAAGTGTGCATTCGGTGTTAATGGTCAGGTTTTATCCAGCCCTTCAATCAAACTTGTTTACCGTCGCGGCAATACTTGCCCGGAAGGCACTGTTTATAATCCCGAAACGGGCGGTTGTGAGGCTGATTGTTCGGCCACTGTTGGCGAGTATCTGTTGGCGCGTGGGGCTGACGGCCCCGTAATCAATAACGATGGCACCAACTATGTGGCCAGCTCTGCGCCTGAAAGCGTCTGCGCTGCAAGTTGTTCCTATTCCTTAACAAGTTCTTTTAACAGCTCTTGCTATTTTGTCCCAGGCTCTACCGACACCGGCTATTGTAATTACATCGTCGAAGGTACCGGGGAGTCTTGTTCTTCGCATAATTTGGTTCCAGGTGGCCCCGGCGATCCGTTGAACGCGCCGCCTCCGCCTGATCCTGACGACCCTAATCCAGACCCCGAAGAACCAGACCCCTGTCATGGCGTGCCCGGTTTCGAGTGGGACGGTTCAACTTGCGTTAAAACTCCCGGCGACGGTGGCGACGGTGATGGCTCAGGTGATGGTGGCGGCTCTGGTGACGGCGGCGGCTCTGGTGACGGCGGTGGCTCCGGTGATGGTGGCGGCTCTGGTGATGGTGGCGGCTCTGGTGACGGCTCCGGCGGTGATGGTTCTGGCGGTGATGGCTCTGGCGGTGATGGCTCTGGCGGCGGTTCTGGTGAAGATGGCACCGATAACACTGGTAACGCTTCTGCCGGTTGCGATTCGCCGCCCTCAGGCTCTGGCGATCCGCTTCTGGTTGCGATGCTCCAACAGCAGTGGCACACCATGTGTGCGGGTGATGAATTGACCGAGGCCCAGTTGCAGGCCGGCTTGACTGCTAAGGGTCTGCAAAATGCTGATGATCTCGACAACGTTTTAGGGGAGGAGGGCGAGGACATAAGCTCGCAAGTTACCTCGGCAATTAATGGCGTTTTCAGTTCTGGGCCTTCTAATGCCTGCCCGCTTACTGATTCCACCATTTCGACCAAATGGGGCAGTTTTGAATTGCCGTGGACTATGGGTTGCTCAATTTTTAATGTCATTTCGGCAATGATTTTCTTTTTTTCCTATCTCGCTGCCGGTTGGATTTTGTTCGATGCGCTAGTGCGCGGAGGTGACTAATGCCATTGCCTTTAGTTCTGACTGCTGCCGGTGCTTCCGGTGTTATCGCGACTGCCGTTAAATGGATTGTTGGCTATTCAATCGTTCGGGTCATTGCTGCGCTTGGCATTGGTCTGGTGACGTTTTCCGCGTTGGATTCGATAACGTCACTGATAACCAACTTTATCGAGTCCAACACTTCCGGCATTGGTGGCCAGTTTTGGGAAGTTGCTGTCGTTCTTAATGTGCCGCATGCAATTAAGGTCGTTACAAGCGCTTATGTTGCTGCTGTTGCTATTCGTCAGCTCATGGGCGTTTACAACAAAGTGACCTTTGGGAAGTCAAAATAATGCTCTATCTCGTCACGGGCACGCCCGGTTCTGGCAAAACGTTAAATACCATCAAGTTCGTGGCTGAAGAAAAGCAATTTCAGGGCCGTGACGTTTATTATTTCGGCATTCGTGATCTTTCGCCCGATCTTGGTTGGCAAGAGCTGACCGAGGAAGAGGCTTTGAAATGGTATGAGCTGCCTTCCAACGCGGTCATTTTGTTCGACGAGGCTTATAACGTCTTTCCCACTAAACACGGCTCACAGGGCACGCCCGAGCATGTTAAGCGCCTCGCTACGCATCGCCATCAGGGCCACGATGTTTTTTTGATTTGTCAGAAAGTAGTTGGCCAGCTTGACACTTTCGTTCGCGGTCTGGTCAACCGTCATCAGCACTACGCCCGCATTATGGGCAGTCTAAACATCAATCGCTTTACCTGGGATGTCTGCCAGCAAAACCCGGATTCTGCATCGACTCGCAAAGATGCGAACGTCGATCAGTTCCGCATGGATAAAAAGTATTTTGGTGTCTACCACTCGGCTGATACTCACACCCATACGCTGTCTGTCCCGTGGAAAAAAATAGTTCTGATTTTCGTCGGTATCGGTGTTCTGATCTTGCTGCTGTATCAGATCAAAGGCTTTTTCATTCGTGACGAGCCGCAGCCGGTGACCGCCACATATGCCGGTGTTGTGCCTGGGCAAATGGTTGCATCTGCCGATCGGGATCTCACGTTCTCCGAGCTGGTGACGCCCGAGGTCGACGGTTTCCCATGGTCCGCGCCGATTTATCGAGAGCGATTCACTGATGTGCAGGACTGGCCCAAGCCCGCGGCGTGTTACACATCAGAGCGCACAGGCTGCCGCTGTTTCACCCAGCAGGGAACGCCGCTAGAGGTGCCTGACGGCATGTGCGTTGCTATCGTTGCCGGTGGCTTTTTCGATCACACAAGGCCCGTCGCAGACGGGCACAGCTTGGTGGGTGAGGCTGGCGGGAGTGGCTT